GAGAGAAGAGCAAGCCCTGAGACCTGCTGGGCTGTGAAGCTCTTGGTCGTGAAGGTGTTGTGAAGGAGAGCGGCCATTGAGCCGGCACCAACAACGGCAAGAGACACAGAGAGGGAGAGAAGAGCGTTCTTCATCTGTGGTTGGGGTGTGGTGGTGTGGTGGTGCTTGGGACTGTTGTCCTGTGCACTCCTGCACATTAGCAGTTGACTAGGGCCAAACCAGACAACATCAGTTATTGATAGCCAACGCTTATCAGTCGCCAGTCATTGATCAGCCAGGTTGATGACCGACAGATCGCTTGAGATTGAAGTCTCACTGAGTCTCACTTGAGACAGGCTTGAGATTGTGGTGCTGTCTGGGTCCGAGATGGCGACCAGTCGTAACGCCCAAACCCATTGCTACCACTGGGATCTTATGGCCCTAGACGTACAGAATCAGAGGGGGGTATGGGGGTCAGCTGCGACCGGGCCTATATGCGTATAGACCTCAGAGATTTCTGTCATTTTTTGAGGAGGCTCCCACCACAGGAACCTCCAACCACACCAGGGACAACCACAAAGAAATCCCCGGCCAGACAACTATAAAGACCCATAAGCGACCGGGCCACTAAAGAACACTCTTATAGTTACTTAAGCACTAATAGACTAATAGTCTACTTAAGGGAGACTCTGGTTAGACCTACTTCCTTCTTTTCTGAGAATTAAGTCAGATCTAACTGGGAGGATGTCTTACCTACTAGAAAGTACTAGACTGATCTCTAGTATCTCTAGTACCTAAGTCAAAACTTAAGTAAGGAGACCTGAGTTTTTACACACTTGTCGTCCACCCCGAAGCAAACAAATGCCCTCAGGCCCCCTTTATAGTCAGGGGTTAACTGTGGAAAACCCCAAACCCCCTGCGCAGCAAGGGATCTGGGGAATTTCTAGGTGAACTAAACATATACCTTGATCTGTTCGGTCTTTCGGTCGTTATTTTTACTTCCCGTCAACCGTTCCTATCAGGATTTACAAGAGCGCCGCTAGGTGCGACGCGTGAAAGACCAGGGTGAGGTTCCCCTTGTTTAAGTAAGGTCTTACCCATCTCAGCGTAGCTGCAAGTTAGGACGCTTATTCCGCTAAGCATTCCAAGGGCAAAGATCCCAACGGTCTGAACAAAGGGACGCCTACGAAGGCGTTGTATGGGGTGATTGCAACGATTCCAAGCCTTGATAGCAATAGCGTATTCGTCGCTCTCTTCAAACGGCTCAGGGGCCGCCATGCGGTGTTGGTAGAGAAGACGGGCTGTCAGAACCTCAGGACTTTGCCGAAACTCCCTTGACATGTCTAGACGCAGTGATAACTGGGAATGATTCTCAGAGCGTACATGTCGTCTTGATTGCCTTTATGTCCACGTGAATACACCTTTGGAGCCACTCTTGTTCCGAGCCTCACGCCTCTGATCCAAGTTAAGGCCAAGAGCCATGTGGTTTGCGGCTTGTTCTGGATCGTCAAACCAGGCTTCTTGCAAGTCCATCCACTCTTCATGTCTCTTTAGGTTGATCTGTTGTTGAGCGGAGATCGCCATAGCGTCTTGGAAGTAGGAGACGGCCTGAGCTAGGCAGTCGAGACGGTCGTCATGGCGGATAGCCCCCTTTTCTTTGCACATGCGGCTCATTTGATAGAAGAGCATGTATAGAAGGCGCTTTTCAGGGGGAAAGTCAGGGTTTGACTTGAAGTCCCAATCAATGACCTTGCGGTCGATCACCAAACGATGCTGGTTCATGACGGGTTCCAAAGCATCAATGATGCGGTCTTCCTTTCGGACGTTGGCCCGGACTTCTTCGACGTGAATGGCTTGTTTGGTTTGGGCTAGGTGCTTACGGAACAGCTCAGCAACAACGCCATCTCCGAAGTTGGTCTCGATCAGAAGCTTGGTCGCCCCGTACTTCTTGCATCCCTTAAGGATGTCTAGAAGCGTCTGGTCGCTATAGCCATCGTGGTAGGCCCTCATCTCATGTAGATAGAGGAAGCCGTTCCGCTGAGACATGTAGCAAGCGGCGGTTTCGTCAGCACCGCGACCGCTGGGGTCCACAGAACAGAGAATTTCGTTGTAAGGGCTCCAGTCAGAGCCAATTTTCATCGGTGAATAGAAGTAATCACCGGGTAGACCCACGATTGGCAGGTCTTTGATCACGTTGGACGGGTCAGAGCACCATGTGATGTGGTCTGGACCTTCTTCCGGGTTGACTGACGTGACAATGAGGTCTGAACACTTAAGTGGGAACTTTTCAGCGTCACTCAGAGCCGTATCCAGCATGAACTGGAGGGTGAAGTTCGACCGACCCATGGACGCCTCACGTTGTACGAGGTCGTCGTCGTCAAAACGGTCTGGATCAGTCAGTTCACCGGCTACAGCACCTTGTTCGATGTCTTCAATGAGCTGAGGAGCAAGGTTTCCGGCGTAAGTCGAGACCTCTTTAGGAATACGGGCGGGCCAGACGAACGGTCTGTAGTTCCGTTCAGCCAGCTTTTTGTAAATAGTGAATGATGTCTGGGGCGTACCAAGGATACAAATACGACTGTCTTGTTTTGGAGTCAAAATAGACTCAACTTCAGTTGCTAGTTGTAACAAACGCTCCCTCATCATCTCAGTCATTGAGTTGCCGGGAACTTCTACATCGTCCAGGACCATAAGATCGGCACGAGAGCCCGTAAGCTGACCTGTAATACCAACAGACTTCACTGAAGGTGCTTGGTGGGGAGAACAATTGACATCGAAGCTTATTCGCGACCATCTTGCATCGTCTGATTTGGGTTGTAAGTGATTTAACCACGGTGTCTCAATAATTAGCTTCTGTAAGAAGATCGACATGTTGTCTGCACGTTCTTTAGACGCAGAGATAATCATGATCTTCTTTTCGGCGTCGTTGAACAGCTGCCACAGCACAAACGCTCCAGTAATCCACGATTTACCGACTCCTCGGAAAGCTTGGATCTGTAGACGTTTTGGACCGTGTTGCAGGTAGTCCGCAATCGCAAATTGGGCACGGGTAGGCGGAGGAAGATCAAGCTGAGTCCACAAAGCTTGCAGAAACAGCTTGAAATCGTCCTGTAATGCCTCTAAAACATTACTCATGTATATTCTATCGTTTTATAGATTTAAGAGGCCTTGTAGAGGCTTCTAGGGGCTATGGGGTAGTTAGTTCTCCAGATTCTTTGAACCGCTCGCTGGCATCTTGGTAGTGCTCAGAAAAGTCTTTACCAGTAGTAGCTTTAGTCAAAGAGTTAAGAGTAGATGCAATGTCGATAGCCAACTGAGCCCGTGGATCACCGACAGCTCCTTTGGCGATGTATTTCATGCCTTTACCAATAGCCATGTCTACAAGCGGTTGCTTGAGTGACTTAGGGTTCCAAGTGACCTGCTTTTTCATCTGACCCTTAGCGTTTCGTGGTTGGAACTTATCTTCACCACGACGAATTCCTTGTGCCGTTTGGGGGGGATCAAAGCTAGATCCTCTGTAGAATTCTGTTCTTTTACTATAGGCATCGATAGCTCCTCCAGACATCATCCGATAAAGACGACTTCTAGATTTGCTAGTTGGATCTACACGATAATTAAGGTCTTTATTAGGCCAAGATTGGATTGTATCCCCAATCATAAAACCTAGAGCAGCTCTTTTAAGAGGCGTCATTTTCCTGACACCAGTTTTCTCAGGCTTTGCATAAATAGATGAACCATCACCTGGAAAGGTATTACCAAAAGACAGTCCAGCCTGAAGGTTTTTCACACCACGACCAGTTGGCATCCCGACACGAGTGTCAACCTCTTTGCCAATGGCAAGAGATCTCATTATTCTGCTAACGCCAATCGCTGTGCCATCACCTGCCCTAGTGGTTCCCGTAAAGGTACGCCTACCAGATCCAAGACTTCTTAGAAGTGCCTCAGCACGACGCCAGTCACGTTCTTTGCCAACCTTAGTAATCTCTTTTAGAAGAGCTGTCCTATTTTTAAGTAGTTCTTCGTCGTTCATTAGTGTATGTGTTCAATAATTCTTTGTTCCCTCAACGGATTAAAACCATGCAGGTCCCGCATCCAACCAAGCCAGTCTGTGGTACTTCCTTTATCCTGATTACAAGCCCGACAGCACGGGACAACATTGCTTGAAATATCTTCTCCACCTTTTGAGCGAGGATGGACGTGGTCAAGAGTGAGTTCATGTAATTCATAGGTTTTTCCACAGTAGACACATTGACAATCGAAATGTTCCTTTAATGCACGTCTCCACAGACGCTTGGCTTCAGGTGATGTCATGGTTATTAAGTTAAAGAGGTAGTGATCCGGGGAAGGAAACAAAGGAGTCATCGCTTACGGTTAGTCTTTCGAGCGCCCTTCTGACGATTCTTCAGACGAGACACACACTTCAGGTTTTCGCGATTGTTATTTTTTGGATTGCCGTCTTTATGATCGACTTCCTTACCAGCACCGCATTTCATCTTGCGTCGTGCTCTGGTACGGCTGGCATCCTTATCTTTGTTTGCTTTGCGATAACGCTTTAGGTATGTAGCCCGTTTGGCATATTCAGCTTTATAGTCTCGTGCCATGTAACCTCTGTTGCACAAGATCGGGATCGATTTCAGGCATCAGGTTGGCAAGTTTGCCAAGAGCGTTTGCTTCAGTAGCAACACCGCTGATGTCGTTAGTTTTTAGCCAGTCACAAGCCGCTTTAAGGTCTTGTGTCGATGCTTCACCGGATTTGACACGTTGGAGAAACTCCTGAGTGACAAGTTGGTGTAGTTCATGGAACTGGTCTTCAGTCGCCTTTGATTTCGACATTAGTTACAGCCTTTTTAGTGGTTTTACTCTTAGGCTTATCTTCAATCACTTCATATCGCTCAGCACCGTCTTCATAAGACAGACGACGTTGTGCTTTCTCTAGTTCAGTCTTGGTTTTGTAGACACCAAGGATTGTGTCGCGAAAGCAGTCGCGCAGTTTGTAGGCCATATTTATTTGGTAGTTGTTTGTTGTACTTTTACGATAGGCACAATGTCAGAACACAGGAAACCGACACGGCTTTCTGGTCTAAACATAAATCCAGTTTTTAGGATTTCCGTACACTTGAGTGCCCTGACAAGTTCATAATCAAGCCTTAGCTTTTGTTCTTGCTTTCGAGCGATGCTTTTGCAAAGCTCAACCATTGAACCGTCCAGAGGAACGCTAAAACTAACTTGCATTCCAAAGTTATTAGTACGGACATAACCTTCGCTTTCATAGGGAATAGTGTCGTTTCCCATATAAAAAGGGCTTATCTGTGCAGTGGCTCCATTGCAACTGTTATTAGCAGCAAAAAACTGACGCGATGGTGCTCCAGAGTTCTGCATGTTTACATTTTGATTGACAACATTTCCTGTTGCTGCGGCTACAGGATTAGCACTATTTTGAACAGTTGGGTCATCTACAGCAAACGCTGGTGTTGTTACTGAGAGAAGACTGACAGTGAGGTAGTGGTAGAAGTGGATTCGATGATTTCGTCCACGACGATGTTCTCCACTACTCCGGCGTCCCGTACAACTGTCTCCAGTTGAAACTGTTCGCCTGCAGTAGTGACTGAGTACGTCGTAGAATCGCTCAATATATCTCCACTTGGAGTTACGTTTGTTCCGCTCCAACTTTTGTAATCGCCTCCGTAGATATTGGTTTCAATAGTACGCTCAATATCTACAGTTGTAGTTGTAGTGCTTTGCATACTACCTTGAGTAAAATTAGGCGTAACAGCCTGTGAAAAGGCAGCTGACGGAGCAAAAATCAGGAGTAGAAGAAGTTTTTTCATGGTTGTCTTTTCTCTCTGTTAATTGAAAAAGTAGCAAGCGTTCCGCTCAGGATCGATGCCACGTAGGTTGGGTCCATTTTTTCCATCAAACCTGCATAACTGGCAGTCAGGAGTCCTGCTGACCAGACAAGG